GGCAGAAAAAATCTATAAATTTAAAATCGTTCCTCAACAGGAGCGATTTTATAACGAAAATAGTAATTGGGGAGTATATACTTTTATAACAACTTCTGATGACATTCCATATTTTTATGATTGTTATGACGATCCCTTTGGCGACAAGCCAAGGCTGTTAAAAGGTAGTACATTGGCAGGTAAAATGCAACGCTTGACAATCGGTGTCGAGTACAATGCCGAAGTCACTTGCTCCTTTAATAGCAAATATAATTCGTATCAGTATACACCAATTTCTATTACTGCAAATGTGCCTAAGACAGAAGAACAACAAATAGCATATTTGAAAACTCAGGTCACAGAACTGCAAGCAAAAAACATCTTAGCTGTCTACCCAAATGTAATTGATGATGTTATTCATAACAGAGAAATTGATTTTACAAAAATCAAGGGTATAGGCGAAAAGAGTTGGAATAGGATAAAAGATAATATATTGAATAACTATGTTATTTCAGATATCCTTATTATGCTTCAGCCGTTGGGTGTAACATATGCCATGATAAGTAAATTGATTTCTAATGAACCTAATCCTCAATTATTGAAGGAAAAGTTACTTGACAATCCTTACATCATGACAGAAATTCGTGGCTTGGGCTTTAAGAGAGTCGACGATTTGGCGTTGAAGTTAAATCCAGATATCAGGATATCAACCAAAAGAGTTGTGGCATTTGTTAAGTATTATCTTGAGAGTGTTGGGAACAATGACGGTCATTCATATGTGCTAGAGTCTGTATTAGACAGTGCAATAAGAGATAATATAAACGATTGTTATGAAATGTACGAGAGCTTTAAATCCACACAAAAGCAACATGAGATATTTCTACATTTTGAAGAAAACAAGGTAGGACTATTACGCCAATATAAAACTGAAATATCTATTTTGGATATTCTAAAAAATCTCAATGAACAAGAAACAGACTATAAAATTAACATCGAAAATGGTATCTCGGAAGCAGAAAGAGAACAAGGTTTTTGCTATACAGACGAACAAAAACAAGAGATATATAAGGCTTGCAACAGCCCTGTAGTGCTTATAACAGGTAGAGCAGGAACAGGTAAAAGCTCGATTTTAAGAGGACTCACAAAGATATATAAAAGCTATTCTATATCAGCTTGTGCTTTGTCTGCCAAAGCTGCAATTAGGATAACCGAGGCAACAGGTTTATTCGCAAGTACAATCCACAGATTGCTTGGTTTTAACAAGATAGGTTTTGTTTATAACTCTGACAACAGATTGCCTAGCGATATTATCGTACTTGATGAAGCTTCAATGGTTAATTCGTCATTATTTTATAGCTTGGTTTCTGCTATAAAAGAGGGTGCAAAAGTAATTATTGTAGGTGATGACGGTCAGTTACCGCCAATAGGCTGCGGAAATATCTTTCATGATTTACTTAATTGCAATGTGTTTACTTGTTGTAAACTGACTAAGATTTTAAGACAGGCTCAAAAGTCAGGTATTATTTCGGACTCAGTTAAAATTAGAAATGGAGAAAACCCATTGCCTGAACCAAAACTAAAAGTTGTTACTGGCGAGCTACAAGACATGACCTATATGTTTAGAGAGAGCCGTGAAGGTATGCGTGAATTGGCTATTAAATTGTATACAATGGCAGCTAAGAAAGACGGCTATGATGAAACGATTATTTTGACACCTTGTAAAAAGGACAGGATAAATAGCTCTTTTGAAATTAACTCTATTTTACAAGATATGATAATTCCACCCGATACTGCACCTGAGATCAGGTATGGTAATAAGACATTTCGTCTTGGGTCGAAAGTTATTCAAAGAACGAATGACTATGATAGAAATGTTTTCAATGGAGAAATGGGTTATATTACAAAAATTGAACAGACAATTAAAGACGGTAAGAAGCAGAATGTTGTTACAATTAAATTTGCCGACAAGGAAATTGATTTCTTACAAAATGATTTAAGTAGTATTGAGTTGGCTTACTGTCTGACTTGCCATTTAACGCAAGGTAGTGGCTTTAAGAATGTTATTGTGCTGATCGACAACACTCATTACAAGTTGCTTGACCGCTGTATGCTGTATACTGCGATTACCAGAGCTAAAACCAAATGTGCATTGATTGCCGAGCCTAGTGCTTTTCAGAGGTGCTTGAAAATGCAGGCTTCACAAAGAAATACTTGGTTAAGCTTATTGGGCGGTTAATATATAATTAACAAAGTTTATCTAGCAAACTTTGTATACTTTGCCATATTGACAACTATTAAATAGTGCATTATAATATGAGTATACCATTAAACGAGTACACTTGAGTATATACCTATTATTAATTAAGTGCGTTTTATATGCACTCACTATCATTCGAGTACGCTTGTTAGAGATAGAGAGGGTGATGATATTGGCACAAAAGATAAAAGCTTTGTTTTTTAAGATAAAGAATTTTATAAAGTATAAGAGATAGGAGAAAATACTATGAAAGAAATGATATATAAAAATCATATAGAGAAAGGGTAAAATATGAACTTAATAGATGTATATTTGACAGGTGGTAAATCTATATTCGGTGGAAAAGAAAGTCCATTGGAAGCTCATGAAATTTATTGTGACAACTGTGATAACTGTTCTTTATATAAGAATAAGCAATGTTTAAATCATTGCACACCTTTTGCTTTACCACATTGTAAATTGGGAAGTGTTATAAATACTAAAGGTTATACTAGCAGAGCTAAGAAATATAGTGATTTTAAAAGTAAATACACTTCTAATGATAAATATAATTGTCTAACTTATCCGAATACTAACAATTTAGCTATTATAGGTGACACAGTTTTTATTTATTTAACATACGCTAAAGTAGCATTAAACAAAGAAACAAATAATTACTATACAATTAGGTCTAATTATATTTTTGAAAGTGACTATGTGCCTATGAATAAATTTAATACAGACCTTATTTATAACATCGCTACATTTAAGCCTAGAGCGTTACTAGGTGGAGTTATTACAGATTATAACGATAAAATAATTCCTGATTTTCTACTATCTTTAAGTAAGTTAATGCCTGCTATCTATAATGAATTTATTATTAAATATCCTGAATGGAATTTAGCTCCTAATTATATAGGAAAGGTAGCTTATGTTAATTCACTAAAATCAGGTACTAAATTTATTGAACATAATACAGAATGGCTTTACGATGGAGAATATGTAATAGCGGAGAATATGGATTTAGGATTGTCATCCCCTTGGTGGCAACATAATAATGATTCGGAAAACATTGTTAAAATAAAAGTAAATGA